CATTCGCGCGCCTGGCACGCGCGCGCGCGGTGTCGATTGCGCATAATTGGGATTATGTTAAGTGGCAATCGCGCTGCACCAATCGTTGCGAATCAATGGCTTAGCCTAGTTTCCGACTGGATCGCGCGCGCCTGTGCGCGTATTTGATGCGTGGGTCACGCGCATTTCATGCGCCACGCGCGTATAGGGGGGGTAGCCGCACCCGGCCCCCCCGGCGCCGCGAGACGCAAAAGCGCTCTGTGCCGCCTCTGGCACGCGCATCGATTTTGAAATCGGTCTTCACTGCGGTTAGGATTCGTCCATGCCGAAGCCGTTGACGAATTCACAGAAGGGGATGATTCCTCCGCAAGCGGAGATGGGACCCGCCATGCGGGCGCTGCCCGAGAGGTGGCAGGTGTTCGTCATGGCGATGGTCATGCAGGGCGACAAGGTGAACCAGACTGAGGCGGCGCGCATTGCCGGGTACTCTGGAGCACCTGACGTGGTCAAGGTGACGGGGCACCATCTGGCGCACGACACGAGGATTCAGGCGGCGATTCACGAGATGGCGGTGCGGCGGGTGCGGGCGTCGACGTTGATGGCCACGGCGGTGCTGGAGAAGATCGCCGCGGACGATGAGGCCGAGAACAAGGACCGTATCAAGGCGGCGGAGATGCTGTTGAACCGTGGCGGGCTGCCGTCCAGAACGATCAGCGAGCAGCACGTCACGGTGACGGTGACGAAGGAGCAGCAGATCCAGGAGGTGTTGCAGTTGGCCAGGGTGCTGGGTTTGGAGCCGAAGAAACTGCTGGGGAGCATGGCCGATGTATCCGACGCGGAGATCAGGGCGTTTGAGGAGAGCACCGGGACGAAACTGGCGCCTGAAGGCGAAGCGGTTGTGGCTGAGCCAGTTCATGGCGAGGTGGAACCGGGCGCTGGAGCGGCGGCGGTTGAGGAAAAAGCGGCGATCGGCGTGACCGGACCAGACGGGGCCCGGCGCGTGCCTGGGTTCAACCCGGATGGGACCCATGCCAGGCCCGGCGAGGTCGTTGACGTTGGTCAGACGTACCGGGGTGTCGATCGCACGCCGGGTGACTGGGGCGATGAGCCCCTTTGAGGAGACAGGCGATGAAAGATGTCGAGGAGCAGTTGAAGGCCAGCGGCCACGCGCTGTTCACGGATGGCGGCGCCGAGATGCCGGGCGGACTGCCGAACGCGGGGGTAGAGGACATGGCCGGGGATGGGCGCGAACTGTCCCAGGAGGAGTTGGGCATGCTCAACGACCCGACGGCGCGCTTCTGGACCCTGCCCGAGTGGAGCGCCGAGGACGAGGAGCGCATGCGCCAGTTGCCAGAACCGCTCTGGCCGCTGGCCCGGAAATACGGCTGGACGATCTACGCCCTGGCGTCGCAGGTGTTCGTCGCCAAGCAGGCCCAGCAGACGCTGCTCAAGCGCGTGCGCGGCAACCGGGAGCTCATGGAAGCCGTCTCGAAGTACGAGATGGCGCTGCGCGAGTTCTGCCTGAACTACCTCGAGGTGGCGCTGTTCGACGCCAAGACGTTTTTCCAGCTCGTCGGCGCGATCAACCTCGCGTGCATGGAGCTCGAGCTCGAGCGCGCGCCGAAGATCCTCGTGCTGGCGCACCCGACCAAGCAGTGAACAACCGTTCCACGTGAAACAACCGGAGAAGAGCATGGCGACCGCAACACCGACACCGAAGAAGAAGGGGCACGACTGGGCACTCATCGAGCGCGTCGCGGAGCGGACCCTGCACGGCACGGCCCAGTATGACAACACCGCAGCGCTCATGGTCGACCGGGCGTTCCGCTTCGCGTTCCTGTTCGAGGAGTCGCTCAACAAGCACAAGAAGGACGAAGCCGACCGGCTGGCGGCCGCCGAGTAGTGACGACCCTCGACCAGACGCTGGCGGCGCTGCGCGCGGCCGCCGCCCTGAAGGCCGGGAACAAGGCCGCGTTCTTCGTACCGTACGCGCGTCAGATCGAGTTCTGTACCCTGGGAGCCACGCACCGCGAGCGGCTCCTGATGGCCGCGAACCAGGTCGGCAAGAGCGAGATCGGCGCCGTCGAAACCACCGCGCACCTGACCGGCGTCTACCCGGATTGGTGGCAGGGCAAGCGCTTCAAGTTCCCGACCAAGGGCTGGGCCGCGGGCGAAACCGGTCTGGTGGTGCGTGACGTCCAGCAACTGAAGCTCTGCGGCCAGCCCGGCGTCGACTCAATGTTCGGCACCGGCCTGATCCCGAAGGACCTGCTGCTGGGGCGCTCCATGGCGCGCGGCGTGTCCGACGCCTACGACACGATCCAGGTCCGCCACGTGCCGACCGGCGGCGTGTCGACACTGAGCTTCAAGTCGTACGAGCAGGGCCGCACCAAGTTCCAGGGGACCACGCTGGACTTCGGCTGGTGCGACGAGGAACCGGACTGGGACATCTACGACGAGTTCCTGACCCGGCTGCGCGAGGGCGGCATCATGTTCATGACGTTCACGCCGCTGAAAGGGCGCTCGAAGGTCGTCTTGCGCTTCATGGACAAGAACGACGAGGGCGCGGCGGACCGCATCATCATCGGCCTGACTCTCGCCGAGGTCACGCACTTCAGCGACGAGGAGAAGAAAAAGCGGGTGGCCGGGTACGCGGCCCACCTGCGCGAGGCCCGCGAGAAGGGCATCCCGGTGCTGGGCGAGGGCCTGGTCTACCTGTTCCCCGACTCCATGATCCGCGAAGAGGCGATCGAGTACGTGCCGACGTTCTGGCGCAAGCTCTGGGGCATCGACGTCGGCATCGGCCACCCGTTCGCCGCGGTGCTGGGTCTGCACGACGCCGACGCCGATTGCCTGCACATCCACGCAACCTACAAGAAGGCCGACCAGCTACCCCTGTTCCACGCTCGAGCGATGATGCAGATCGGGGCCAACGTGCCGGTCGCCTGGCCGCACGACGCGCACCAGCGCCAGCAGGGCTCCGACACCGCCGAGGAACTGGCCGCCGTCTACAAGCGCCACGGCCTGAAGATGCTGCCGGATCATGCCCAGTTCGCGTCAGGCGGGTATTCCAGGGAAGCGGCGGTCAGCGAAATCATCGAGCGCTCGCTGGATAACCGCTTCAAGGTGGCAGGACATCTGGTTGACTGGTGGATGGAAAAAGGGCTATATCACCGCAAGGAAGGGGTAATCGTCCGCGCCGAGGACGACCTGATGAGCGCCACCGAGAAGATCATCATGGACCTGCGCCACGCCAAACCGGTCGCCCTGGGATCCGTAGTGGCCCAGAAACGCCAGCAGACGAGGGCCCAAGGCACCGAAGAAACCTACTGGGGAATCGACTGATGGCCACCTCCGCGAAGAATATCGGGCTCTCGCCGGCCAGCATGCAGTTGGGGTTGGGCGATGCGTTGAAGCAGCAGATCCAGGACCAGGACGAGGAGCGCAAGAAGGCGCTGCTCAAGCAGAGCCAAGCGCTGCAGTCCAGCGCCGCCAGCGCGCTCTTGGGAGCGTCGAATGCCTGAAGGCGCGCTCTACGCGGCCAACGGGCCGCGCCGGCAGTCGGACCGCGACGAGGCCATCGTCATGGACATCCTGCGCGAGTTCGGCCAGCTCTCGATGTGGCGCAACACGTTCGCCAGCCAGTGGGAAGAGGCGGCCGAACTGATCCTGCCGACGTCCAGGAACACGTTCATGCAGGGCAACTTCAACTGGCCCGGCCAGAAGAAGACGGAGCGCCAGATCGATGCCACCGGCATGATGGCGCTGGCCAAGTTCGCGGCGATCTGCGATTCGCTCCTGACTCCCAGGAACATGACCTGGCACTCGCTGACCGGTGCCAACGAGGATCTCAAGAAGGACCGCGATTCGAGGCTCTGGTACGAGGCGGCCACCAAGGCGCTGTTCAAGGCGCGCTACTCGGAACTGTCGAACTTCTGCTCGCAAAACGAGAACAGTTTCATCCAGCTGGGGGCCTTCGGCAATCAGGCGATGTTCGTCGACGAGCTGGACACGCACGACCATCCGGGCAAGCGGGGCCTGCGCTACAAGTCCATCCCGGTGGGCGAACTGTTCATCGGCGAGAACCACCAGGGCCTCGTCAACGTCGTGATCCGCTACTGGCGCATGACCGCGGCCCAGGCGTGGGAGAAGTGGGGCCCGATGGGCACGTTCCCAGAGATCCTGCGGCCCGCGCTTGAGCAGCGCTCGCCGATGATGTACCAGTTCCTGCACCGCGTCGCGCCCAACCGCGAGTGGGAGCCGGGGCGGCTGGACATGAAGGGCAAGCCGTGGTCAAGCCAGTACATCTCGATGGAGGGCAAGGTGCTGCTGCAGGAAGGCGGCTATCGGAAGATGCCCTACGCGGTGTCGCGCTACCAGCAGACGCCCGGCGAGATCTACGGTCGCGGGCCCGCGCAGATGGTCCTGCCGGCGCTAAAGACCCTGAACGCCGAGAAGGCCACGTTCCTGAAGGCCGGTCACCGCGCCAGCGATCCGGTGCTCCTGACCACCGACGACGGCATCGCCGACATGTCGATGCGGCCCGGCGCGCTCAACAAGGGCGGCGTGACCGCGGATGGGCGCGAGCTCATCAAGACGATTCCCATCGGCAACATCCAGATCACCAAGGAGATGATGGCCGAGGAGAAGGGCCTCATTCAGGAGGCGTTTCTGGTGTCGCTGTTCCAGATCCTCACCGAGACGCCGCAGATGACCGCGACCGAGGTGATCGAGCGGACCAACGAGAAGGGCATCCTGCTGGCACCGACGGTCGGCCGCCAGCAGTCCGAGTACCTGGGGCCCATGATCGAGCGCGAGCTGGATGTCCTGATGTGGCTGGGGATGCTGCCACCGATGCCACCGAAACTGGCGGAAGCCCGAGGAGAGTATGAGGTTTCGTACGATTCACCACTATCTCGCGCGATGCGAGCTCAAGAGGCTAGCGGCTTCATTCGGACCATCGAAACCGTCAAGGAACTGGTTGCGGTTACTCAGGACCAGTCCCTACTCGACGCCTTCGACTTCGACACCGCCATCCCAGCTATCGCTGAAATCCAGGGCTCTCCCGAATCGTGGATGGCGACTCCCGAAGCGATTCAGAAAAAGCGCAAGGCCAGGGCCCAGAGCATCGCTCAGCAGCAGAGCATTCAGGCCATGCCAGCGAAGGCGGCGATGATGAAGGCCCAGGCTCAGGTGGCCAAGGCCGGGCAGGGGGCCCCGCAGGCCGGGCCACCGCAAGGCCAGTTGCCCGCTCAGGGTGGACCGCCTCTGGCTGAACAACTCGGCGGATGAAGGTCATCCATGAAATCGCACAGCGAACGCTACGTTTTATCGGGGAACGACGTCGAGCATACCGGCTCGCCTTCGGTTCGGTTGCTGGCCAGGCAGTGCTCATCGACCTCGCCTCGTTTTGTCGGGCCGCCGAACCCTGCTGGCACGAGGATCCAAGGAAGCATGCTCTGCTCGAGGGCCGCCGTGAGGTGTTTCTGAGGATCCAGCAGCACCTGCGCCTGTCCGAAGAGCAACTGTACGCGCTCTATGCCGGGCACCAATTCAAACCCTTGACCGAGAACGATGATGCCGATGACTAGGAAACTGATTACGATGCTGCTGGGATTTGTGACGCCGCTCTATGCCGCCGACGGCGGCGGCGGCGAAGCGGGCGCTGGCACCGCCGGCGGCGGTGCGGCGGGCGCTGGCACCGCCGGCGGCGGTGCGGCGGGAGGTGGCGCCACGCCGCCCTGGTATCAGGGTCTGCCCGGCGTCGACAACGAGTTCGTGGGCCACCTGACCAACAAGGGATGGGACAAGAAGACGGCCACCGAGGTGGCCATCGAAGCCGTCAAGTCGTGGAAGTCCGCGGAGAAAATGGTTGGCGTTCCAGCCAACGAGATCATCCGCAAGCCCAAGGACCTGAACGATACTGCAGGCTGGCAGGCGTTCTACGAAGCCGCCGGCAAACCCAAGGCACCGACCGACTACGACTTCAGCAACGTCAAGCGTCCGGACGGCACACCGGTCGATCCGGGCTTCGCCGAGTTCATGCGCACGGCGGCGTTCCAGCACAACCTCTCGAAGGACGGGGCCGTAGCCTTCGCCAACGATTTCGTCAAGTGGGAGTCGGCGCGCGCCGCCAGCGCCCAGACCGAGGCCGCTGGCCGACTGGCGCTGGAGAAGACCGAGTTGGCCAAGAACTGGGGCCCGAACTATGCGGCCAACGAGTTCGTGGCGAAGCAGGCGGCGGCGGCGTTGGGCGTGACCCCGGAAGCGGTGGCGGCGCTGGAAAAGGTCGTCGGCTACGCCAAGGTCATGGACATGTTCCGCAGCATCGGCGCGAAGATCGGCGAGGACAAGTTCGTGCTGACGCCGAACCCCGCCGGCCAAGGCGTCATGACGCGCGAGTCGGCGGTGGCCACGCTGGCCGATCTGAAGGCCGACAGGGAGTGGGTCAAGCGCTACCTCGCCGGCGGCGTGCCCGAGAAGCAGCAGATGCACGCCCTGACCAAGATCATCAGCGCGCAATGAAGTACAAGTTCCACGATTCGGAACGCACGCGCGACCCTGAGGACGACTGGCGTGTGCGCATCTGGCTGGCGTCCGTGCCCGACGAGACGGGGCTCATCGTCCAGGCCATGATGGGCAAGCACCTGCCCAGGATCATCCGCTTCGGCGTCACGTGCGATATCGACAAGGACGGCAACGTCGGCACGCTCATCTACCTGCCCGGCAAGGTCCCGACCTGGAAAAACATCGGCTCGACCATCGCGGTGCGCGACGCCCTGCGGACGCTGGCCGACCATTGCCGCCTCACCGACAGCGAGCGCCTGGCCATGTTCGACCTGTTCCAGAAGTGGGTCAGGAAGGACTTCCGCGCGGTGTCGACCCTGTGACGGCCCTGATGCGGGACCGGACCGCGTTCTGCGGCCATTGCCAGCAGATGATCGGCATCACCGCCAACCTCACCACCGGGCGCGTCACCAAGGCGCGGGTTCCAGAGAAGTGCCCGCACCCGACCCTGTGCGTGCGGAAATACGTCGACGGCGTGTTCGACCGACCGCACTCGACCACTCCGAAAACGACATCGCTTTGACGCTTGGGAACGGCGCGTCTTAGAGTCGTTGCCAGATTTACCGGGCCAGACCCCGGCTCCCGGCGACACCCCGAAAGGGCCGTGGGGAGATAGCCCCCGCCAAGGACACGGCGACCACTCGATCAACTCCTGAGAGGCTGTCATGTCCACAAGCACTGATTCGGGCCTAGTCCCGTTCTTCACCACGCAGTTCACGACCAACTTGGAGCTGCTGCTTCAGCAGATGGGTTCCGTGCTCCGCGGGCGCGTGCGAGAAGGCTTCCACATCGGCAAGCAGGCTTCGCCGGTCAACCAAGTCGGCTCGATCTCCCTGAAGGCGCCAGCAGGCCGCTTCACCCCGAAGAACCGCACCGACGCCGAACTGGTCCGTCGCTGGGTCTTCCCGCAGCCGGGTGAAATCGACCAACTGATCGACTCGTTCGACGAGCTCCAGACCATCGTCGATCCGAAGTCGGCCTACACCGAGAATGCCACCAACGCTGTGGGCCGCGCCTGGGACGATGCGATCATCGCAGCGTCGACCGGCAATGCCCAGATCGGCGCTGACGCCGGCTCGCTCTCGACCGAAACCTTCACCACCGCGAACTTCCAGATCTCGGCGACGTTCCAGTCGGCCAGCGCTTCGGGGTTGACGGTCGCGAAGATGATCGAAGCGCGCCGGATCCTGCGCAAGTACCACAACGAGCTCGAGGCCGACGACTTGACCATCGTCATCGGCTCCCAGGCCGAGGCGGACTTGCTGGGCCAGGTGCAGGTGGTGTCGACCGAGTTCAATGACCGGCCCGTGCTCGTCGACGGCAAGATCATGCGCTTCCTGGGTTTCAACATCGCCTATTCGGAGCGGCTGCCGCAGACCACCGTCGGCTCGGTCCGTGGCTTGTTTGCCTTCGCCAAGTCGGGGCTCTACCTCGGCATGTGGAAGGACATGACGAACCGCGTCTCGCAGCGCAACGATCTGTCTGGCGAACCGTGGGATCTCTACACCCAGGTGATGTACGGGGCGACCCGCACGCAGCTTGGCAAGGTGATCCAGATCCTCTGCGCCGACACGACCGGCGCGGACATCACCCCGTAACCTAACCGGATCACTTCTCTCAGGAGAGCCTCATGGCTGAAAATCTAAAGTCGATCCCGGTCACCAACCTTGACGCGCAGCCCGGAATCACGGCTACGTCGGGCGAAGGAGCTCCGGGGTACATGAAGGTCGCCGACGACAACGTCTCGCCGTCTGCTTCCAACACCCAGTGGTCGACCTATCGGCTCTGCCGGTTCCCGACCAACGCCAAGGTCAAGCACGTCTGGATGTACACGTCGGGCATCGATTCGAACGCGACCGCCACGGCCAAGTTCGATCTGAACGTGGCGTTCTCGGACTCGCTGTACGACTACACGCAGGTGTCTTACCAGGGCACGATCCCCTCGAGCAACCACGACGGCACGTCTCTCGCCTTCGTGGCCGGCACGGGCTACTCCACGGCGTATCAGAACTCGGGCACCGGCAACAAGCTCTTCGGCTCTGCGGTGGCCGTGGCCAACTCTGGCGCCGTGCAACTGGTGGAGACGACCTGGAAGGGCTCGCCCCAGTTCACGCCGGTGAACCGCGACGACGACGTCTGGGACGTGCTGGGCTTCGTCAACGCGCAGGGTCTGGCGATGGACCCAGGCGGCTTCTTCGACATCCTGGCGGTGCTCTCGACCGGCGCTGCTACGGCGGCCACAGGGGTGCTGGCCGTCGAAGTCGACTACGTCCTGTAAACCATGGCTACCGTCTACGTCAACGTGTCCCTGGGCACCAGGCGCGCCAGCGGCAAGACGCTGATCAAGTCGGTCGCGCGCGGGACCGCGGTGAGCGGTGACGTGACGGTGGTCATCAACACCACGACCGTGACCCTGAAAAGCCAGCTCTCCGACGCGGTGCAAGCCGCCATCGACACGCTGGCCGACGCGCTCAACTAAGGATCTGCCATGGCCACGAATTACATCTCGCGCAATTTCGGTCAGTTCAAGCAGGGCGATATCGTGGTCGGGACTTCGGTCCCCACTGCGGATTTTTATATCGCCCAGTCGACCACGAACAACCCGAAGAAGCGCGATCTCGTCATCTTCCTTCAGGACGCGATCAACTACATCCTCTCGAACGGCATTCCGTCCGGGCAGGATGGAACCGATCTGCCCGTGAACTGATGAACGTCACCGACGGTTACGTCGCCTCGAATTTCTCGGCCAACCAGGGGCCCTTCAAGCTCAAGGGTGGCCGGTACGTTCTGACCGCGTCGGCGACGTGGAGCGCCGGCTCTATCGCGCTGCAGTACCTGGGCCCGGACGGCGTCACGTGGATCCCCGCGCTGACCGTCTCTGGCTCGGCCAACACGCTGTCAGCGAACGGCCAGCAAGTCATGGACCTCGCAGCCGGTCAATACCGCATCGCGGTGACGGGCTCCCCTTCCGCAGTCTACGCAGCGATCTCACTCGTCCCGGTGTGACGGGTAGGCCTGGAGCCCACCCGTGACCTCTCCGCCTGGCGGCATCCCCTACTTCCCACAAACCCTCGACTCAGGAACGGTCGTAGGGCGCACCAGCGCCGGCGCGGGCCCGACCGAAGAGATCCCCTTCTCGGAGCTCGCCGGATACCTCCTGATCGCCACGTCGGCGACCTCGATGACGATTCAGGACGGCTCGGTCACCTTCACGACCCAGACCGGGCTCGCGTGGCCAGTGGGCGGCTACATCGTCATGCTGTCGCAGTCAAACCCCGTGTCCGATCAGATGATCGGTCAACTGACGGCCTACAACCCCGGCACAGGCGTCGCGACGGTCAATGTGACCTACACCCTTGGCTCGGGGACGTACTCGGCTTGGAACCTCTATCTGGGAGCTCCGCCGGGCGCCACAGGACCCACGGGATCGGCCGGCGGCGTCACGGTGCCTCAGTGTGGCCAGCTGCAAGGCTACAGCAACATCTACATCAATTTTGTGCCGATGCACGGTAACCAGTTGGCGTTCCCTTTCGATGGTACGGGGAACACGTTGCTGCTGGCGACCATTCCAGAGAACGGGATACTCTTCAACACGCCAGGCACCCAGGTCGCCGGGCAGTTTTACTACGTCTATGCGACCCAGTCGGGAGGCGTCGTCAACAACCTCGTCCTATCGCAAACTGTGCCGACCCAAGATCAGAACTACCGGATCAGGTACAACTCTGGGAACGTCCATCAGGTCCTTGTGGGCATGGTGGGATGCGTCGTAAACGGAACCTTCGGACTGCCGTTGGACGACGGCCCGTGGGGTCCCTACTCAGGTTCTTCTTCGCCGAACGACGAGTATGTCGCGCTGGTCCGTTCGTGGTTCAACGACCTTGGAGTCAGTTGCGTCTCTCAGTTGTCCTCCACTGCGACCGCAGTGAGTCCCACCTACTCAGAGCTCTCGACGTCCCTGCGTTGCTACATTTTGACTTGGGGCGGCGACGAGCTCGACTGCTCATTTTCCGGAGGAGTGCAGATCGGAGTGAGCAACAATCAGGCTTTGACCGCCATCGGCATGGATGGAAGCCTGTTGTCAGTATCAGGGCTCTCTACCGCATACTCGCAGGTCAGCGGCAGCGGCACAGGGCAGTGGTGCAACCCGGCATTCCATCAGCGCGTCCCCGACATCGGTGAAGGGATGCACACGGTGACCGTCTATGCCGCCTTGGGAACCGGGGAAACCGGCACCAACACCTACGGATCGCAGTGCCTGCTTTCCGTTTCTGCGCCGCCTCACCATCAAGGAGTCCTGGTTTGAGCTTCCTTACTCAAGTCGACATTGCCAATCGCGCCTGCCAGCACTGCGGCGTGCGCCGGATCGGATCGCTTGGCTTCTCAGAAAATAGTGAGCAGGCCGGTGAGTTCGGGTTCAACTACGACAAGCTGCGCCGCGCAGAGCTCGCGCGCAACGTGTGGACCTTTGCGACCCGCAAGACCTGCATTCGACCGGTCACCACCGGCACCATGTGGATTTCCCCGACGTTGTGGTCCTCAAGCAGGACCTACACCTTTGGATCCATCGTTCAGGACTCATCGGGCTACTGGTGGCAATCGCAGATCCAGCAGAACCTCAACAACGCGCCGGGAAACTCGAGCGCTTGGGACAGCTACACCGGCCCCGTCACCGCGCAGCCGTTCGACACGACAGGATCCACCGCGTACTTCGCCGGCGAGATAGTCTACGAAACCCCTGGAGATGGGACCTTTCTCGCCTACATGTCGCTCGTCAATCAGAACGGGCAGGATCCGCGCGACCCCTCTGAATGGCAAGAG